CGAGTTCCAATAAGCATCTCCAAAATCACAAAACCCTGTAGTGCCACCACTTGAAGGCTCTACATTAGTAAGAGTAAACCCGCCAGAAACATAAGCTGTTCCGCTTGCTTCGCCTGAAGTAGTAAATGCTGTGGTGTCTGCTCCTATGGTAGCGCTAGACGTATACAAAGCTATCTTAAAAGTATGTCCTCCAGCGGCACTAAAATTATGTACTGCTTGCAGAATTTCTTTTTTAAAAGACGTACACATTGTTTGTGTTATAGCCATGATTAAAATATCTCCTTATAGCGTAGCTTTTCTTGCCTGACCCGCCCTGTAGGAGTCATTACGGTTCTTATATTCTGATAGTTGTTTCAATGCTCCTAACGCCGCATCATACCGTTTTTGGTACTCTGCCATGACATCAGGCTCACCTTTTAAAAATATATTGGCTTCTAGCAAACTGCCGTAAAGCAAGACTGTGCTGTAGTTATCACCAATCCAAGTAGTATTTGAGTCTGTGCTACCGTTTGTAATAGATGTTGGGTAGTAATAATAATGCAGTTCTGCAGAATATCCTGCGTCTGGCGTTGGGCCTAGTATAAATGCGCTATCGTCAAACAACGCATAATACTCTGGTGTACCTGTTGTTGTAGGTAACGGGAACGCCTCTCTAATAAAATTAACGTCTTTGTTAATTAGATAGTTATAGTTACCACTACCGTCTATTAAAGCTAAAGAATACGTATCCAACCAATCATCAGGAACAGCTAAGTATTTATTATTGATTGTTATTGTGCCCGTAACATTTTTACGTAAATAAGCAATCTGCACACTGTTATATATGCTTTCTTCTGCTTGTGTAATAAATAAATTTACATCAGTAGTTGAAAAATCACTCTCTGTGTAAGATTTAATTGCTGCAACTAATGCGCCGTAATTCATTGTTATTAGTTAGATTTATTGCTAAATCCAGTACCTTTAGTTGCTGCACCTGCACCCTTCATCTTTTTAGTTTGGGTGTTAGGTATTTTATTTGGATACCCAGCGTTAGTCGGCATAGCACAAGGTTTGATAGTGCTCATATCTTTGACTTTTACTTTCATATTAGCTCCTTCAGCTATTCACTGTATCTACTGTAACAGTACCTATTTTACCTGTGCCTTTCAAACTATTTGGCACTAAACCATCTTTGTCATTAAAACCAACTGGCTCCCAGCCCCACTGAAATATATTTACTACATCCGTCCCTTGTGCAGGTCTTGGATTTCGTACTGCTTGAGCATCAACAACAGGATACATACCCTGTAGGTTTTGTGGGTGATCAGACTCCCAACAAGTAGGACACACTAGCAGGTTTGTTTTTCTTGTCCTTATATAGATTTCTTTAAGTTTTTTTAGTTTATATTGAAACCCACACCTATCACACTCTGCGATAGTGTATTTGTTTGAGGCAAAACGACTAGCCATATCTATACATACGACACTCTAGGAACCATACGCATAGAAGACCTGTCTCTGTCTTCATCTGAGGCTTCTAGCCACGCTTCGTCATACATAGCTTTAAGCATGGGGGTGCGTTGCTCGCTTCCGGGTATCTTTAACGATAGATGATAAGCTAAACCTGCAATCAAACACGGTAAGAACCTAAACGGTACATCTTGTGTATTAACCCCGTTTCCAGCGTCTTGTATCCTAGTTAAACGCCAGTAAGCAAGGGTGTAGGTCTCTGTAGTGTCTGGCACAGGCCACACAGTAAACTGTGGGTATATTACTGTACTACCTTCGGTAGCCCCACTTCTGCGATTAATGTATATCTGATTGGGTCTACCTGTAATGTTTTTGTTAGGTATTCCAGCATACCCAGACACACTTATACGCGATATGCCTATATCGGACTGGGATGTGCCTGTTCCTGTTCTGATAACGTGCTCAATTAAGTCAACAGTATCTAAAGCTAAATCGTAGGTTGCTGTGCCTGCAGTCAATACTTGTGTGCCTGCTTCTATAGTCCAGAGGTTTATACCTCTGTTAGCCCATTCAGCAAATAACAAGTTAAGAGAACGTCTTGCGGTTTTTAAGTCATACCCGCTACGCATTTCTGAACCTGCACGTTCAAACGCTTCTTCTACTATCTCGTTTAAATCAAGATTAAACGCCGTTGTTGTTGAAGTAGCCATTACGCATGGAACACTGTCATGGTTAAGAATGTTGACACGGTATACTGTATATAAATACCACTTGTAAACACCACGCCCTCGTTAGGTATTGTTACATCTCTTGTTGCATCAGCGTCACTAACAGAATTAAGTTTCATAATACTTGTGCCTGTTGGCGATGACGTAAGAAAATCAATTTCTCCCGCTGTCGCTGTGCTGGTTAGAAACATACCTTTTAACCTGCTTCTCATTGTAAAAATAGCGTCGGCGGCTGAAGCATTGATTCCTGCTGATACGTTGCCTGCAGGGTTTCCTACGGCAGTAATACTTGCAATCGTCTTAAAATACTTGCTGCTTGTTGCTGTGCCTGCGTTTGCGCCTGTTACTGACTCTGTTTGTGAGTCGCCATTAACGTCCGTACCAACTACAGTAAATGATTTACTAGAATCATCGCCTGCAGAAAGGATAGTTACTAGTCTTCCGTGACTGAGTGTAACAGAACCACTGTCGGCTAAAGCGCCACCAATAACCAATGCCGCATTATTGCCAACAGACGCGGCTACTGATATGCCGTCTGCGTCTAAGGCTACAGTGTCTGCGGTAATCGTTACTGGGATTACATCTGAATATTGACCCATAATTAAACCCTCTTAGACCATTCGGCCTTTAGTTCTGCCTCGTCTAGCAACACCATCAATAGATTTCTTCTTGCTGACTTTTTTCTTTTTCTTTTTGACCATGCCGCCTTCAGCCATCATAGGCATACCTGCGTAAGTAGGTACTTTGCCGCCCATGTTGTACTTCATGACTTTGCCACCTTTATTTAACTCTACGCCACGACCTTTTAAAACATCAGCTCGTGTTATTTTGCCATCTCCAGTTAAATCAGGCATACCGCCATCTCTGTACTTCATGACTTTGCCGCCCATGTTGTACTTCATCTTCTTCATCTTCATAACTGACTCCTGCAATTAGGGGAGTTTTACCTCCCCATTGTGATTACAAATATTGGAATACAGCAATGTACTTAACAGTAGTTGCGGCAGTAGCCAAATCAGCCCCTATTGGGCGTAGAGTAACAAAAATGTCCCTTGCAGCTGCACTATATAAGGCTGCTGCAATAACAATAGCTTCAGAAGTAGCTGGGCCACCTTTAGGGCCAATACCTGCGGTAGCAAAAGCATTAGCTGCTTGACCGTGAGAGTTTTCAATAATGTACAACGGTACGTTAGCTGTCCAAGTTACGGCAGCGCCACCATCATCTAGTAATGCTGTAGCGGCAAGAAGCTGTGCGCCAGCAGAAGCTGTACCAATAAAGATGTCAAGGTCATTGCCGCTAGAACCGCCTGTGACGATGTTGCCAGCAGGGTAAGCTATTAAATCTTTTAAGATAGTTCCCGCAGGTTGAGCGATTGTAACGATTGTATTTGTATCATCTGTGACAGCAAGAGTGCCTGTAGTCGCAGTAACAGCGATTAATTTAAGACTATCTGCAGCTCCAATAACAAGACCGCCAGTAGCAGAAGTGACACCTGTAATAGATGCGGCATCTGAATAAGTAGAGCCTTCTGTAATAACGCCTGTGCCAGCAGCTTTTGATATTTTAGTAAATCCGTTTTCGGATCGGACTGCGCCTGTAAAACTTGTATTAGCCATTTGACTAACCTCCTTATTAAAGGTTTCACCATAACGTCATAATAAGTGTCTGCTAGGGCAGTCGTTATAGTTTATAAAATTCCTAGTTATGTTGAGGGTACACAAAAAAGAAAAGGGGCACAAGGCCCCCTTTCATATACTTTAAAAGTATTATTAGGAAGATCCGGGCGAACCGAAGATTCCTAATGGATCAGATACACCAAAAGAGTATCTTTCTCGTGCCTTATACCTAGCATTTCCGGTGTCAAAATCACCGTCCATAGACGTAGCCATTGGCGCACGAGTAAAGTGCTTCAGACCGTTAGGGACATCAGTAGTCAAGAACCAAGCATTAGTATCGGTTAGGAAGTTGTTTACACTAAACCCACCCGGTACAACGCCCATTGACTTGATTGCGTTGATGTCGTTGTCTGCAGTACCAACTCTGTTGTCGGTCTTCATTAGTCGCTCGGCAACAAACATAAGATCCGCTGGGATAATAAGTTTGTTAGCTTTCGCAGCTATTAGAAGTCCACGTTCGTCAGTCCAGTTAGCAAGCTGAATGATAGCGGCTTCCAAAGAAGTCTCATTCAAGTCTGCGCCAGAAGACGGACGGTTTGAGTTAGTTCCACCAGATACAAGCGGGTGATCTGTAGCGCAAAGCACTTTTCCATCACCATACGTGTAGCTGCTGTTAAAAGCTCTGTTTAAGACATTCGCTGCCTTAATCTGCTTTGTGTACGCCATAGCACGAGCTAGACCTTTGGTATATCGAGCAGAAAGAGAGTCATAAAGGTTATCCTCTATAGCTTCCTCTGTGATCGAAAATCCCATCGCAATAGTTTCGTGTGTATAACGCGCTGTGTATGCTTCTTGAGCATTATCATACTCAATAGCTGAACCTTCAGCCTTTACGGGTGCTGCAGAAAAACCAGATAATTTCTGTTCTTCTTCAAACGCTCGCTCTGAAGTTTCGTTTTCATAAATTTCTTTATGCTCCTCACCATACCTGCTGTACTCAAGCCCAAAAAGAGCATTGAGACCGGGTAAAAGCTCTTTGAGCATCTGCGCTCTGCTTATAGTCATCTCAAATTACTCCTTTAAACGCCTGTAGTATTGCCGTATTGATGACCAGCGTTCCACTTGCAAATTGCTTCGGTGTAACCACCAGAAGTATTGCGAGTTTCTTCAACTAGACTCACGACTCGTACAGGAAAAGTGTTAGTAGTCGCAGACGTATCATCAGCAGACACACGAGATACACCGTTAATAGTGTCTCCTGCGGTTTGCGTGATTTGTAGGTTTGCGCCTATGTCGGTTATTGCTAAAGAACTGATAACCACACCCGAAGATGTAATTGCAATCTTGAACAATACGTTAGGGTCATCAACAATGTATGCTACTGCATCCGTTGCTACTTGACTTGCAGGCCAATAGTTTTGAAACCGTGGCCCCATTGAAGCGTCCGTAAAAGAACACCCAATAAATATTCCGTTAGGAGTGCAAGCAGTAGTACCTGTATCTTTTTCTACAGTACCACCTGTAACGCCTTTAACGATATCACCCTGAAATATAGTTGTACCATATTCAGACGCAATACCTTTCTGGGTAAATCCCCCATTGAAAGAGCGTTCGCCTACTAATCCTACGGGGACTAGGCCATAAGGCCCGTCAACGCTTGGATATGCCATTTTTAAGCTCCTTTGCTTATAAACAGAAAGTTAACGCGACCGTTTATCCCTTGCCAAAGTCTGTTTTCGTTTTGCGTTCATTGAACAGTGGCATGCGAGGGTCTTGGTCACGCATAAAGTTGTTATCGACGGCTTTCATCACATCTCCAGTTTTCTGGGAGTAATGCTCGTCCCTCTGTCTAGTAAGCTCCTCATCAGTTTTGCAGAGAAGCAGCCCACCAATCTCTATAGAATCCTCAAATTTACTGTCTTGGTCAGCCATTGCAAATGCTTCTGGGTGTTCAGATGCTTTTACAGGTTCCCAACCTTCTCTAAACTTAGCGGATACGTTCTTAGCATCAGGCACTCCCATAGTGCTGGTGCGAACAAAGCGATAGGAATACCCATCTTCTTTGTCTATTTCAGGCAGTATCTCAGGAGCTTTCCATTGTTTTGGTCGTTCCTGCGTAGCGCGGGTTTCAACACCACGTTTAGTTCGATTTACTCGACTCTTTGGTTTTGTTTCTTCCATTACGCTGTACCTTCTAGTTTTAGTTTTTCACGTACATAGTCTTCGGGGGTTAATCCTAGACGATGTGCCAGTCTAACTTCAGAATCCTTTAGCACTACTTTCTTTGATTTGGTAGTACGCTTCGCAGAAGACACAACAGTTTTTGCTTTCGCTGCAGTACGGGGTGACGCATCTGCTTCTGGTGTCTCTCCTTCAAATTCTTCTGGAAATCTTAACCGCATTTCTTTGTCAATGCTACTATAATATTCATCT